CAAGCGCAGATGACCCCAGAGCAATATGAACAGGAATATGAATGTTCGTTTACTGCTGCCATCATAGGGGCGTACTACGGCAAACTTCTATCTGATGCTGACGATGATGGAAGGATTGCAAGAGTTCCATATGATCCCGCTTACCCTGTACATACCGCTTGGGATTTGGGAATAAACGATTCAACAGCCATCTGGTTTGCCCAGATATTCAGAAGTGGAGCAATCAATGTTATTGACTACTATGAAAGCAGCGGTGTCGGGCTTGACCACTATGCTGAAATCTTGCGTCAAAAAGATTATCATTGGGGTGATCACCTTGCTCCTCACGATATTGAAGTTCGTGAACTTGGCAGTGGCAAAAGCCGACTTGAAACTGCGTTCAGTCTTGGCATCCGTTTCAGAGTAATACCAAAGATGAAGGTGGCTGACGGCATAAATGCAGCCAGAATGATGATACCTAAGTGCCACTTTGATAAAGACAAGTGTGGGCAAGGTATTGAAATGCTTAGACAATATAGGCAAGAGTGGGATGAGAAAAGAAAATCTTTCAGAGATCATCCAAGGCATGATTACACTTCTCATGCTGCGGATGCGTTTAGGTATCTGGCTGTTGGGATGGAGAATAGACAAGCTGTTGTTCGTCCACCGCAACAAATCGCGGTTAATGAGTACAATCCGTTTTCGCTATGACACCTACAAAAGAAGATATAGATGACATTTTATATCTGCTACAGCGCAGCAGTTACCATGATTGGTACAGTGTCAAAGAGGTCAACGATTATATTAGAACGCCGCTAATGCTTAATCAGTATATAATTTTAAGGGATGAGGGGCGTGTTCCATTAGTTTTTGCAACTTGGGGGTTTCCTAATAACAAACAAGTTTCAGACTATTTGCAGGATTTAAGGTTTCCACCAAATGCTTACGATGGTGGCGGAAATATACCTTGGGTGGTTGATCTAATTGCTGAAGGCGGGAAGCTTAATGTTGTGCTGGCTTTTCGTAAGATCAAAAGTGTGTTATCAAGTAAAGGGTATAACAAAGCTTTTTGGTTTCGTATTGAAACTCAAAAGCTGGGATTTCACGATTGGAGTTAGTCAATGGCGGCTGTTGTAAAACCTGTTAAAAAAGCAGTTAAAGGTGCAAAAAAGGTTGTGGGAGAGATTATTGAAGAAGTAATTGAAAAGCCAGCTAAGAAGGTCAGCAAGGAAACCTTCGATGTTGTCTTTAACACTACAGATGAAGAACGCCGCTTTATCCTAGGCGGTACCCCACCCCCAGAGCCAGAAATCACCCCAGAAGTAACGCCAGAGGTGGTTCCTGATGATGACACTGTAATTGGACGCGGCACACGCCGTACCAAACGTCCAGGTGGTGCTGGCACTATTATGGAAGAATATGGAGCTATTTCCGCAAAGCCAATCGCTAAAGCTGTAGAAAGGGCATAGCCATGTCATTCTTAAAGCCAAAGATTTATACACCGCCACCACCACCAGCCCCAGAGCCGATTGCAGAGCCGGACTACAAACGCGCTGCTGCGCTTTCTGAGGAAGCTGTAGCATCAGAACGCCGTGGGCGTAAGGGCAGAGGCTCTACTGTTATTGCTGGTGTTATGGGTGAACAAGTATCGCCAACAAGCGGCACAGGCACTAAGCCAACTTTATTGGGGTAGATCATGCAAGATGCAAAAGCCATCATATCGCGCTTTGAGAAGCTAGAAGGCGCGAGAGCAAATTGGGATACGCATTATCAGGAATTGGCAGATTATATGCTGCCACGCAAAGCTGATATTGTTCGCAAGCGTAGTCGTGGCGAAAAGCGTATGGAGTTGATTTTTGATGGCACTGCGCTGCAAGCTGTCGATCTACTAGCTTCATCTTTACATGGTATGCTTACAAGCGGTGCTACGCCTTGGTTCCATCTAACGCTAAAGGATGATGATCTGGGGCGTGATGAGGAAGTGCAAGCTTGGCTTGAAGACAGTAGCCAACGCATGATGCGTGCTATTACCACATCAAACTTTGAAACTGAAATCCATGAGATGTATGTGGATTTGGTCGTGTTTGGCACTGGCTGTATGTTTGCGGAGATGGACAAAGAAAATCTGCGCTTTAGCACACGGCACATTTCAGAGTTCTTTGTAGCAGAAGATCAGTACGGTATTGTTGATACTGTTTTCCGCAAATACAAACTGCCAGCGCGTCAAGCTGTGCAACGATTTGGCATTGAGAATGTAGGCACTTACATCCAAAGAGTACATGAGAAAAAACCTGATGAGGAAGTAACTCTGCTTCACGCAGTTCTGCCACGCGCAGAACGTGACACTACAAAACGCGACAACAAGAATATGCCGTTTGCTTCTATGTATATTTGCATGGAAACAAAGATGATCCTTATGGAGAGTGGCTTTCAAGAATTTCCGTATGTAGTTCCGCGCTTCCTCAAGGCAACTGGGGAAGTGATGGGTCGGTCACCAGCTATGGTGGCGTTGCCTGACGTTAAGATGCTTAATCTTATGTCCAAGACCATCATACAAGCTGCACAGAAACTAATTGATCCTCCCTTATTAGTTCCTGATGACGGATTTCTTCTCCCTGTCCGTACCCAGCCTGGTGGCCTCAACTTCTTTAGAAGTGGAACAAGGGATACAATTACGCCACTAAACACAGGCGCAAACATTCCTATCGGCCTAAACATGGAAGAACAGCGCAGACAAGCTATTCGTTCTGCTTTCTTTGTAGATCAACTGCTGACAGGCGGTGCGCCTAATATGACAGCTACAGAGGTAGTGCAGCGTCAAGAGGAGCGTATGCGCGTTATTGGGCCAGTATTAGGGCGTTTGATGAATGAGATGCTGCGTCCATTGATTGACCGTACATTTGCTTTGATGTTGCGTGCAGATATGCTTGCACCACCACCAGAGATTTTGCAGGGTCTTGATGTGGATATTGAATATGTATCACCGCTGGCACGCGCACAGAAATCTAGCAGTTTGAACAGCACAATGAAGGCTTTGGAGATATTGCTGCCGTTGGCTCAAGCACTGCCTGTTGCAGACCATATTGATGCGGATGGCCTTGTTAATCACATTATGGAAAGCCTTGGCGTTCCAAAGAAAGTTGTGAAGTCTCAGTCTGAGGTTGATGCAGCGCGACAAGAACAAGCTGCACAACAGCAAGCAATGATGGAGCGTCAAGAGGCAAGTCAAGATGTTCAAGACGTTGCTCAGATTGCACAGGCATCACGGATGGTATCTAAATGAGTGAGCAGATCACACAATTACGAACTATGTACACAGACGTATTTACAAGCACTGCTGGACAAAAGGTGCTTAGTGATCTTGAGGTGCGTTGTAACTGGCGTGCTTCAAGCTATGTGGCTGGCGATGCCAATGCCACAGCTTTTGAGGAAGGGAAGCGTGCAGTGATACTGCACATCTACAACATGATGAATGAGGAGAAGTAAATGTCAGAACAGGTTGCCGAACAGGTAGCCCAGCCAGAAGCGGCTCCATCTATGCTGGAAACCCCAGCGGAAGTTGCACAAGGCGGGTCTGGTAACGGTTTCATGGAAATGATACCAGAAGAACTAAGGGAGCATCCAAGCCTTGCACCTATTAAGGATGTGGGCAATTTAGCGCGTTCCTATGTGAACGCTCAAAGATTGATTGGTTCAGACAAAGTTCCGTTGCCAGCTAATCCTACGGATGAGGATTTAGACAACATTTATTCAAAGCTTGGTAGACCAGAAGATGCGTCAGGCTATGAAATTGCCACTGATGGAAACATCATTACAGAGGAAGTGGCTACTCAATACGCTGATGTGGCGCATAAGCTGCGTCTTACACCAGAGCAAGCCAATGGTATTCTTGAGTATTACAAGGGAACTATTGGTCAGACTGAAGAACAAATGCAGCAACTCGCAGAGCAGCAAGCTGAAGAAACCACTGCTGAATTGCGGCGGGAATGGGGCAGAGCGTTTGAAGACAAGGTTGCCCTAGCTAAAGATGTAGTCGATCAGTTTGCTGGGAATGAAATCCTACAAATGCGCCTTGAAGATGGAACAATGATTGGCAACCACCCAGC